TATTTGATTCTACGAGGATTGTATTAACTTTATTAGTCTTAGCTATTTTAGATAGGGTTGTTAATACTGCGTCACTGTAACCACCGTTAAGACCCCCTGCATCAGGAACGTATAGATTACCATTAAGCATCTTTACAACAGCGTAACCAGTGGCATCTCGACCCTTTCCAGAGGGGTCTACGAACATTACAGAGCCTGTATATTCAATCCAATCACCAAATTGTTGAGCAGGTCGGTAGAAATGATCACCATTAAAGCCTACACAAGGTAATTCTTTGATTACATACTCTGGTGATGATGACCATATGATCTTTTCTGGTGCGTGATCAATGTTAACACTGCTGATAATAAGGTCTGACAGCTTAAGAGGGTATCTATCTTGATCAGATAGGCTAGTGTCTAGCATAAACTGTAAAGAGAATCCAGAACGGCCATAGGAGGCCTCACGTTCCATCAGATCTATTGATGAGAACCTATCAGGGTCAACAGGTTCTTTAGGCTTTACAAGCTCTTGTACAAGCTTCTCTGTTAACTTAGGAGCTAATCTGTCTCCATAGTTGTTTTTAAGTTCTGGATAACGTGCAGTCCAGATGCGTGTTGTGTATCCACGTTCTTCTAGGGTTAGATATAGAGATTGTTCTGTTTGTGGTGTACCAAGAAAGGTTATCTTGCCGTTTGGTTTGAGGATTGCATCAAATTCTTTTACAGCTTCCGATAATTTATCTCTCATCGGTTGAGTAAAGCTGTTATTTGGTACTTCTACGTCATCTGCTATGACTTCATCTGCACGACTACCTGCCATTTGTCCTAGAACACCCTGAGACTTTACTGAAGGGGCGTGGTCAGCGTGTGCAGGGCCAACATCAAAACTAATTTTACTGTTTCTTTGAGAGTCATCTGGTCGTAATGGAGCAAGTATAGGCATCTCATTGATCAATCTCATGGTAAAAGTAGAGAAGTTATCTGCTCTATCCTTACTTGCAGATACAACTAAGAACTTTAACTGTGGATTTATTCGTAGTTTCCATACAACATAGGTAGATGTAATCCAACTCTTACCTACACCTCTAAAAGCCTGTATGATCTTTCTACGAGGACCGTATTGTAAATACTCAGCTATGTCTAATTGAACTGGTGTGGGGTCAGGCAGGTTAAGATGTCGCCAGGTTATTATTAGAAAGTATCTAAAATCTTGTAGTTTTTCTGGTAAAGGTTGCAATTATCTCTCAAGTGCAGGTATAACATCAAGGTCTGGTAAGTTTGACATAAGATCTTCCATCGGATTCTTCTCTGTTGGTATGCACTCTATGCCATTATCTTTTAATAATTGTCTTGCTACGTTTAGATCTCCTGGCTTTGCTTCGCCACATTTTATCTTTCCTAGTAGTTCTTGTATCAGAACAGTTTGAAGATTTTCTAATAATTCTAACTTTTTTTCTTTTCCCATAATTAGAATTGGTTTTGAAACTAATATACCTTGTTTTATCAAATTATGCCTAATAAGCTAATCGGACAAAGATTCCAAATCAATGATCGTGTATCTAGAAAGAACTATTCTGTCATAGCTAATACATATAAGAAAAAGTATGGCAATATTACTGAAACTATAGAAAGAAAAAACTCAGCAGGTACTAAAATGTATTACTACAAGGTGTTATGGGAAGATAATAGATCATCTGAACATGCCCAACATAGTCTTGATTCTGTTGAGTAAACTTTTCTTTTTTGGTTTTAAGTTATTTTTGTAATGATGAAGAGCCATTTCAGTTCTTAATAACTTAATTTCTGATTCAGTAATACGTTGCATAGCTGCCATAATAAGTAAATCTTGCATTTTGTTTTCTTTTACCAAAGCAAAAGCATATGCTTTCATAATACTTTCTGGTAGCTCTTCCACCTCTCTACATTTCATTTCTATTTCTAACTCAGCTTCAAGAGGTGGTTCGCCTATAAGTATTTTAAAAAACTCTTGGCTGTTCATGTTAGTTCATTTTGGGAAACAACTGTTGCTCCAACATATCAACGGCTCTGTCATCAAGAGTATTCGAGGTCTGCTTACAGATTGCACGAAGAAGATCGACTACTAATCTCTTTACAGCAGTTGTGGTAAAGAACTTTAGTAGTATGGGTTTTAAGATTTTTAGCATAATTACTATTGTGTTACTTTCCAAACATAACAATATTTGCTAAGTTTGCCATATAGCTGCCTAAATAAGCAGTGGTCAACAGCTTACTCCTCACACACCAGGCAGTTTTTTTAATATGGAAGAACAAGAACCAAGTAAAGTCGAAACCATTGTTAAAGTTTGCGTTCTTCTTTGGAGTGCAACGCTATTATCTCTTTCATATTACGAACCGCCATCTGGTAAAAAGATTGTAGATTTTGATCCAACTTTCATAGCTTCGATTTTTTCAGCATCTACAGCCTCACTAGGATTTTCGATAAAAAAGAAAAAAGATACTATAGTAGATAATAAGAACTCTAAAGTAGGCATCAAATGAAAAAGCTACTCTTGTTAGGTTTATTTATAGCTGCACCTTGTTATGCAAACGGTGTACCAACTTGGAGTACAGGTTCTAGTAACCGTACAGAAAATACAACTCAGACTATTACTCGCAGTATAGTGACTGAGAAATATGGGTCTGAGATAAATACCTGGGAAGGATCTAATATATCTGTAGCTGCATCTGCAGGTATTGCAGGTGGTGATGCAGTATTTACTGTGGATGATTCATCATTACCTTGGTCGCTGAATATCACAACAAGATCAGCAGGTCTTATTGAGCAAATAACTCAGAATGACACGATTAACACAACAAGCGTTATTACTAGCTTGTCTGTCTTTAGTCAGTAGTCCCATTAGGGCATCAGAAACTGACGTTATAGCTCAACCTAATGCGGTTGGTAATTCCAGTATTATCAACCAAAATATGAATGTTAATAATGGAATGACAGGTAAATTGCAGTTTGGTAACTTAGTTTGCAGTCAACCTACTATGGCATTTACACCTTTTTATACAGGTAATGATGCAAGAAACCCTAACCCAGAAGGCCCTACATATAGCGTTAACCAAGGATGGGGGTTTCAAATGTCATTTATGGTTCCTCTTGGAACTAATAATGATACTTGTTCTGAGTTAGCAGAAGTAAAGCTAGAGTTAGCCAAAGAAGAATTAAACAAGCAAGTGCATGATAAGCAGCTAGTTCGTATCTTGAAGTGCGGACAGCTTCACGCATCAGGCTACATGATAAACCCTGCTTCTAAATTCGCATATATTTGTAATGATGTAATCAATATACGAAGTTATGTAAAAGCCAACGCAGAAAAATTTAAGTAGCTAGTTTAGACACCACATAAGTTACCCAGTACAGGTATGTGAACTCTAGCTACCTTTATTATTATCCATCTTTTCTTTTACATTTGCGACTTCTTTTTTAAGAATCTTAGTAAATATTTTCTTAAATGTTTTCTTGATAAAAGCTAATACTGACTGCATAGCAATACCCCCTACTACGCTTGCAACTGACGCAGTACCTGCTGCGATCACAGAGGATGCAATGACTTCTGGTGCAGGGATAGGCATTTCACCATAAAAAGGTATAGTAAAGGTAGCTATAGCTTCTTCACTTGATAAGGTTTCTTTGGTTTCTGGCAGGTTTTTCGGTATTGATTCTGGTGTTACTTGCAACCCTTCCTCCTTTGCAGATTCTTTTTCTTCTTCGACAGAAGCTTCCTGACCTCCCAAACCCGACTCTACCTGTTCCAGACTTGGAAGAAGAACTGGATCTAGATATGGAATCTCTGCCACAGGTGGATAGAATATTGTATTAGGTGGTACAAGAATATAATCTGTATCAGGCAGATTAATTTCTGGTATATCCATTATTTAGGTATAAGAACCATGATATGTTCCGCTTGTAGTGCCGTTTGTCCAAGATGCTCCACCATTATTAATAGCTTTTCCAGCAGTACCGCCACTTCCTCCACTACCTTCATTACCATATGATTGTCCTCCTTGTCCGTACCCTCCATTATCTCCAGGGCTTCCATTATTTCCAAAAGTTCCGCCGTTACCGCCAGTACCACCGGTACCACCTCTAGTGTTACCACCAGTACCAGTGTTACCAGCAGCTCCATTAGTATTCGATTGATTATATCCTTGACCAAGACCACCAGCTCCACCAGCTCCACCATAAACCGAAGTAAAACCAGCTCTTCTTCTTCTTCCTTGACCGCCACCTCCGCCACCTCCGCCACCGCCAGAAATACTGCCAGTGTTATTTATGGTAGCTCCAGATGAAGCAACACTTATTGCATGACCGCCATCACCACCATCACCACCATCATAAGCCGATGCACTATAACTAACTCCACTTGCAGGGCCAGCAGTTCCATGATGTCCTTGAACCGCTCCAGCAACATTAATAACTAATGTTCCGCCCATACCAGATGAAACTAATATGGCTGCATTTCCAGCAGTTGCTCCTATAGTTACACCAGATGGAACATTGTATATCTTATCTTTAGTAGCAGCCCAATCTGACCCAAAAACAGTTGCTAAAACAACATTAGTAGTACTACTTGCATTTACCTCTACAGTAGAAACACCACCAACACCCAACAATATTTGTTGAGAAGGCATTAGCTTAACCCTGATCCTGAGATGTACGCAGCAGAAGAATCAACAAAATATATAGTTGCCATTCCTCTACCAGCTAAAGTTCTATTTCCTGTAGCAGCATCCGCAGTATTGTACATAGTTACGCTAGTACCCTGTGTTATAGTTTGACTTGATCCACTATTATTGATAATTGTTATTGCGTCACCAGCAGAAAAAACCGCATTTGGAACAGTAACACCACCAGTTGAAATATATATAGCTTTCCCTGCATCAGCAGCTACTAAAGTATATGCACTACTTTTACTGCTTATAATTATTTTTCTTATATCGCCTTTGCTATCTGTGATTGTACCGCCTGTAGAAAAATTACCAGAACTGTCTAAAGTAATTCCATCAACACTTGCTCCTGTGTGTCTAATACTATTTACAATTACTCTACTACTCATGATTTATCTCCTATGAAGGTTTTGGGTTAGAATCTTTTACATCTTTAATACAATCGTACCAACTTTTAAATTTAATTTTCAAGTCAGCATCGGCATCAATACAATGCCAAATATTATCTAATTGATCTCCGATAGAAGGATAAGTTACCTCACCATTAGTTGTTCTATCTGTCCTATACTTAGCAGCAGCTTTTTCTGTGTTTATCGTGGTTCGTGCAACGTCTATTTTAGATTGTTCAAGACTTATTAGTTTATTGTCTTTATCAAACGCACCAAAAGCATCTTCAATAGACACAGCATTAGGGTATGCTCTGTAAATAGCTTCGTGGTCTAAACTCATTGTGCTACCTCCATTACACTAATTGTTGAAATACCTCTTGGGTAGTAAACACTATCTGTATCTGTTGAACCTCTATTTAAATAAAGAGTTCTTGAAGAACCAGATCCATGTGAAAAACAAAGATTATAGTATCGTTGTGATGTGTTTTCTGCTGTTACTTTTGCATGAAAAGGTAAAGAATAAGGAATATCTGTATAGTTGTTTGTAGCAGCAACAGTAGCTCGCCTTCTACTACCATCAGCATCTCCTATAGTTTGTGTAAAATCTGCCCCATCTTTACCTATACCAACATACACCCAATTTAAAAGCTCTCTTCCTACAACGATATGACCCATAATATGTAAAGTATTACTTGCAGAAGTTGGCGTAATTGTAACTCTTAAAGATGAATCTGTATAATGACTAATTGCACCACTAGCAACTGCAAATGATGCTGTATCTGTTTTTGTTGTTGAAACAAATTGAACAATTTTACCTAACCCACTACTTTGACTAGTTAATAATGTTCCATCTGCAATATCTGGCAATGTAATAATTCTGTCATTACTTGATGATGAAGGTGCTTGTAAACTTACTGAGCCACCACCTGATGCTGCGTTTAGTTTAATTTTTCCTGACATAATTAAGGTGTTCCTATAGCTGTAATTCCTACATATGGTCTTTTTACTACGTCAGTACCAGTCGTACCAGAATTACCCCAATATCGTTTAGTATGAAAAAGCAATGCATATGAAGATGAATATCTATTAGCTATTACACTTAATGTTTTGGCAGATGACCATCCAGCTCGATCTCCTGTATCGTTATCATCACTTCCAGAACTTTTTATTCTGATAGGAAATTTAACTCTTAGATGACCTAAATATTGAGTTTGTGACAAGAAAATGTTATCTTTACTTTCTTCTATAGTCGTACCATCTATTTGTACAGCAAAAGTTGATAAAAATCTATCGTTACTATTATTTTCTTGTATAGCTGTCATAAATTCATATATAACTTCTGTTGTGCCAGTTGGCGGTTGATAACTAATACTAGAACCATTTAATGTTGCATGTGCATCTGTAGCAGCTTGAGTAGCAGTAACATTAGTTGTTGTTACTGTTCCATTTGATGTGGTAACTGACCTACCATCTGCTAATAAATAAAACTGCTCTAAGACTACAAGTGAGGATGGATTAAAAGCAACACCACTAGCTAGATCAGCAGCGGTTACAGAACCGTCAGGCAAACCGCCTACTGCTAATCCAGTAATCGTATTTGAAGATCCGTTAATTGCTATTGCCATTATGGAATCGTCACAACAGAGTTAGTATTTACTGTTAGTGTAGCATTAATTGTTAGTGGACCTGCAACCAAAGCGTTATGATTTGTTGATATTGTGTAATCATTATCCATTGTATTTTCACTTTCATAGAATATAGCTTCACCTGATCCACCTTTTGCTCCCGATACCCCTGTTAAGTTTGATCCATCTCCTGTAAAACTTGTGGCAGCAACAGTACCAGTAACACTTATACCAGTCGGTGTAGTTGCTAATTTTGTAGAAGAAGAAGTACTACCACCAGCGTTTGCTGTTACATATTTAAGCTCAACTTTACCATGTTGACTTGCACCCAGAACTGATGGAGTAATTCTCATTACTTCGTGTGTAAGACCATCAGAACTACCAAAAGTTATTTTTGATCCTGATGTTCCTCCTGTAAAGAATAAATCGTAACTTCCACCATCTATTATTAGAGAGTTTTGTTTTACGTGTTGAGTAACACCATTTACAACAGCGTTTGTTGCTCCTGTTTTTTTAGAAAAACCAACACCTGTACCAAAAGTTATGATATTGCCATTGGTATCCAAGTCACCACCTAACTGTGGTGATGTATCACCTACTAAATCTGTAGTTACAGTGCCAAAAGATAATGCACCATTACCATCAGTTTTTAGAAACTGACCATTAGTTCCGTCTTCTGGGAGTGTATAGAAACTATCTTGCGTTAAAGTATTAGGTGCAGTAAATTTTATCTCATAAATATTAGTGTTATCAGAGTCAAATCTTATTGAATTATTTTGACCTAATAACAAAGAGTTAGAACCAGAAGTAAGAACTACGTTGCTTCCATATTGCTGGTAAGTGGTTGAATCAAAGCTTATTTGTCCAGTTGAATTAGTTTTTAAAAAATGAGTACCAGAACCAAGGTTAGTTAAATTTTGTGTTGGCAAAGTAAATGTGTTACTTACACTAGCACTATGAGGTGGTGCTTTTATTGTTTGACCATGACTGTTGTTGCCACAGTTAAGAATTATTTGAGCATCATTAG